CACACACGGAGGGTATATGGAAGACATAATAAATAACTACTACCAACAGGGTGGTATAGCTATGATGGTACAAGACCTAGCTAAAGAAAAGATAGCCCCATCAAAGTTTTGGCAGTATTTTAGAGAAGAATATACAGCTATTGATGATGTTTACAAGATGATGACGAACAAAGACTTACAGAACATACTAACTTACTACTACGATGATATAGGCTATACTATGGATACAAGAGAGTATGAGATATACGAAGAGATACTAATGGAGCACGATGAGATACTCTTATACAGAGGTACTCTTGGAGAGTATGAACACGGCTTTAGCTGGACACTGGATAAGAAAAGAGCTCATTGGTTTGCAACTAGGTTTGCAAAGGTCAAGAAAGACAAACAACCAGTAGTTTACACAGGTCGTTTAAACGCTCTTGACTTTTTGGTTTATTGGGAACAGGAACAAGAAGTATTTGTACCACCAACATTTTTACACAATATAACAAAGGAGGAAGTATGAAATATTCAGAGGAAATAAAACTATTTAATGTTTATTATAATTACGATGATAGTATGACCTATCAAACAACAACAGATAACTTTAAGTTATGGTTAGAACAACATAATGAACAAAAACTAGCAGATGGTAATATGCCAGACGATGAAGAGGAATTTGAAGTACAAGAAGTAATTTTAATTTTATTTGAAAAGGAGGAAGTATGAGCAAGACACACAAAATAAAAGAAACTAGATTATGGACTTGTGAATATGAGATTGAGATAAGGGGATTTTTATCTGATTGGGATATAAATGAGGCTATAATGATGGCTTGGCAAACTACTGAAGTTAAACGATGGTTTGTTTTTAGAACTGAAGATAACAGAGAAGGTAGAGTTAGAAAACTATCTAGAGAAATCTATGATGACCATACACACATAGAGCGTTTAAACGAGACAGAAAAAGAGTTTGATATAAGAATGAACAAATTAAGAGAAAATGCTTGACAAGTTGCTAACATACTAGCTAAACTAACAAAGAGCTAGCAAGCTAGCACAACACTAACAAAGGAGAACTTATGAAAAATAAAAAAGATATAAAAGGCGTACCATTTGAAATAACATTAAATGTATACTATTACATAGATGATGAGGGAAACTATCTATTGTCTGATGATGATATGGTAGAACAATTTGATGTGAAGATGGGAGCTATAAGACAGCTATTTGAAGACAAAAATAAGAAACATACAGGAGTTTGGAAATGAGCGATAAAGAGATTTTAAATACAATTAGAGATTTTTTAGATGACGAGCTTGTATCAGAGACTGAGATAGATTTAATCACTGATGGTACAGCAGACATCATCAGAGGTCGTAAAGAGTTAGCAATAACTTTAATAGATAGAATTAACACTATGACGAAGACAGCGTTTAAACGAGATAAGAAAGCTTGTAGCTATTGTTCGTATATACAAACTTGGGATGAAATGAAAGGACTAAGCCAATGAAAGAAGACAATTCAAAAAGAGCTTTAAAAATACACAAATTAATTCAAAAGCTAATTAAAAAACTAGATGAACTTGGATATGAGTTTATGCTTTTCCCAGGAGGAACATCAATAAGGAGTAAAAGAAAATGAAAGAAAAAGATATAGAGCTACAAAACAAAAACTACAATGATGCTGTTGAAGGTAAAGTTAAAAGACTTCAAGACCATTTAGACAGCAATGCAATACCGATTGTAAAGCAAGAGCTGTTTTATGTTATTGAAGAAACTGATACAGGAATGAGAAAAGTATCTATCGATATACCTTTTACTATAAAAGCATTTACTGAACAGCTGTTAGAAATTCAAAAAATATATAACGCTAAAGACGTTTAAACGAAGTCAAAATAATAGTAGACTTTGACCATAAAAGTAATGTATATTATTAACGAGAGACTATAACTATAACAATATGAGGATTTAACGATGCTAGATATTGAGACATATAAGAAGATTGATAAAGGTATACTTACAAGTTTTGTGTTTTTTATACCAAAAAAGCAAAACTCATTTACCTACCACTATGTAGCTAAAAACAAAAAAGATGCGATAGTGAGACTAATGCAAGACTATGACATAGAGTTTGATATGAGCAAAGGTCATAGACTAATCAATCTAAATAATAATTTATAATTCATTTGACACCTACATATAAAGGTGTTAAACTAAAGTGTTGTCAATCAGACAACTTCAATGACGTTTTTTCATTGAACTCCTTAGTGTGTGTGGAAAGAGGCGAGATTTATTTCTTGCCTCTTTTATTTTAAATTATTATATTTTTTGTCTGGAGTAGATTTGTAAATTAAAATTTAATAGCACTTAAAAGGAGTGTTGCAGGTTTTAGTCCTGTTTGCCTTTGTTTGTTAAATTTTGTAAATACATTGGTTTGGCGACCTACTCCAGAAAATTTTAAAAAGGAGTTTTTATGGGAGCAGTAGGATTTATTTGTCCAGATGGAGAACAGATAACGTTTAAACGATGTCTAAAAAAATGTCGTATGTCGGAGCGTTGTATGAGTGTAGCCACATTAAAGATGATGTCAGACCAAAGACCAAACGACAGACCTCCAAGTACAACAGAATTATTATCTGGAACTTGTGAGGCTTACCTCAAAAGAACTGAAGAATATTATGTAGACCCACAAGATATGGCATTTGCTGTTATGGGAACTATTCATCACTTACACCTAGAAAGCCAAGAGCTTGATGATAGTGCAATACAGGAAGAAAAATTAGAAGGGTTAGATATTACAGGTATCTTAGACTTTTATGATAAAGATACGGAAACACTTATTGATTATAAAAACACAGGTAGTTTTAAAGCATCTAAAGTACTAGGAATGACACACGTTATGATGCCAGACCCATCAGGAGCAAGATACAAAAAGTCAGGAGCTTGGGGTAGGAAGGGAGCGTTTAAACAGGTTAAAGTATTTCATAGAGACGAAAGCAAAGCAGACTTTGGAGATTGGCTATATCAAGTAAATATGTATAGATATTTATTAGAGAAGAAAGGACATAAAGTCAAAGCAATGAAACTACAAATGAATGTCAGAGATGCTGGCACACATTCAGCTATTGCCAGAGGAGTAGACAAAAATATTTATTTTGTTAATATACCAATGGTTGACAATAAAGAAATTGTTTCGTATTTTACAAGCAAGAGAGATGTACTTTTAGAGCATCTAAATACTAACACAATACCAGGGAGGTGTAATGATGAAGAAACTTGGAACGGAAAAAAATGTGAAAAATATTGTGAGGTTAGAGGACTTTGCCCTTATGTTAATGGATTGGGCGAATAGTAATAATTACGGAGATTTTACAATGAGACCAGATATAGCTGGAATACCAATGGTACACGAAGGTAATTCAGATAGCTGGGTGAGTGTAGATAAATTTATAGAACTATATGAGGAGGATTACGATGCCAAAGAAACTATCAGTGTTTGAAACGCTTAATAAAATAAATGTAAACGAGTTTAAAGAAAAGAAAGGTAGTTATGATTATCTATCTTGGAGTGATGCAGTTCAATATGTTCTATCTGTATACCCAGATGCTACTTGGGAAACTCACGAATTTGATATACCTGTAAGCAAAAACGATTGGGATGGATGGCATAAAGCTCCATATATGATAACAGATAGTGGATGTTTTGTTAAAGTATCTGTAACTATTGAAGGTGTTACAAGAACAGAAGTTCATGCTGTTATGGATAACTATAATAAAGCTATTAAAGAACCAACAGCAACACAGATTAACAACTCTATTAAAAGATGTTTGGTAAAATGTTTTGCTTTATTTGGTCTTGGTCTTTATATTTATAGGGGAGAAGATTTACCAGAAGATGATAAGCCTCAAGAAATATCAAAAGAACAATATGACTACTTGATGACATTATTAAAAGGTAGAGATAAAGCTTTCGTTGAAAGCATAGAAGTAGCAATAAGAAACAAAAAACTAAATACAAATAATTTTGATGGCTATGTAGAACAGCTACAAAAGAAGAAACCTAAAAAGGAGGTAAAGAATGGATAATACTGATTTAGATAATATACTTGGAGAAGATGCTTGGTACGAACCAAAATCACAGGGTGGTGGTAGTTCTGTTAAGCCAGGTAAATATGAAAATGTTTTGGTCAAAGACCTAAATGTTAAGAAAGACATAGTAGTTAGTGGTAAGTTTTTAGCTGACATCTATGAACCAGTGTTTGATATAGAAGGTAAAGATGTTAAACACAAAGGGTTTTTTAGATTTAAGAAACCTGACCCAGCGAAATACCCACAACTACAAAGTGATATGGGAAGTAACGCTGGTTATCATGCTCTATGTGATATGATGGATATGGTTCAAAAAAAGGATGATAAACTAATATTACCAGAGCTAGACTTGGAGTCGTTTAAACGCTTTCTATTCAATGTAGAAGTAGTAATAGAAGAGTGGGTAGGAAGAGAAGGAAACGATATGAAAACACCTAGAGTTAAGATGGTGTTAAAAGCACAAACAAGAGGCAAAGAAGCAGTTATGGAGGATGATGATTTGCCATTTTAATTAGAACTTAGCGTGGGGGTCTTATACCTCTTAGCTCATCTACTACATCTCATACGAGATTCCCACGCATCACTATAAGGAGTAAACATGATTGATTTTATAGTAGTAACAACAACATTCTATTTTTTTTACAAAGGATATTTATGGTTACGTAAACGAATTGATGACGAAGAGAAAAAACATAACGAGATATTTAGATTATCTGAAGATGAACACGACATAAGCGATTGGGGGGTTTGATGAGTTTAAACAAAAGAGAGTTAGCTTGGCAACAGCGAAAAGAAAAAAATGTGCCAAAGCATTTACAACAAAGAAAAAGTCTAGTAGTTCAAAACGACAAATGGAGACAAGATACAGCAGAAGAATTTAGAGAAAAGTATGGAGCTTGGTGGATATTTGCTGGAATGGATATTAGACATAATAAGAAAGATAAACTATGGATGATGCAATACTGGAAAGGAAGGTATGACGATGCCAGCGAAGAATAAATTAAGAGGAACGTATTACGAAAGAAGATGTGTTGAAAAAGCAAAAGGATTTGATTTAAAAGCAGAGAGAACTTGGGGAAGTGATGGTAGGTCAAGAGGTTTAGCTCAAGAAGTAGATATGGTTATTGAAGATAATATCTATGTACAATGTAAGAAAAGAAAAGTATTAGCTAAACACTTAAAGCCAACAAAAGAAATACACGTACAATTTGTAGGAGAAGACAGAGGTGAAGATTTAGCTATTATGTCTCAGGATTATTACTTAAGTTTAATTGCTATGATAAAACAATTTGAACAAAAAGAAGAAGAAGCTATAACCTTTTAAAAATGATTTATTTAGAATTTGTACAAAAAGAAAAAAGTGATAAGTACGGAATGTATGTTCCTGAAATTCAATGTTCTTATTGTGGAAATAGTAAAGAAGGAGATAGTCCTACTATCTCTGTTGACAAGTGTGATATGTGCGAAGAAAGGGATTGGCAAAGCTCTTGCTGTACAGCCAAACCTTTTGGAAACTCATTCATAGAAGAAGAAAAAACAGGTATATGCTCTGAATGTTATGACGGAGCAAACTTTGCCGATTTAAATATGGAGGAATAACATGGGAAAAATGAAAGAGCTTGATATGGCAAAACAAGAAATGGAAGCTATACAAGAACCACAAGAACGTGAGCAAGTCATTAATCGTGATGGAGAAGAAGTTAAGTTCTACTTGAGCGATTTAAGTAATGAAGGACAAATGGCTTACGTTAGAGCTAATCAAATAGCTCAAGAAACACAGATGTTAGAGCAACAACTTAATGAAAAAAGGTTTTTGGCTAACAACTACATTAATAATGTTCTTGAAGAGTTAGATGGTGATAAGGAGAAAACAGAAGATGAACAGAACACAGAATGATATGATTTTAGTGGCTCTAAAAAATGGTGAACGTATAACGCCACTATCAGCTTTAGAGCAGTTCGGATGTTTTCGTTTAAGTGCTAGAATATGGGATTTACGTAATGATGGACACCCTATAAAAACTAGACATATATCAACACCTCAGGGTAAAGTAGTAGCAGAGTATAGCTATGAAAATTGAACTTGATAAGAACGATGTAACAACTCTTGTAAAGATTGCTCAAAAAATTATTGAAGCAATAGATAAAGAGAAGAAACAAAAAGAAATGCAACTTTCACAAGTAAACCCTAATTGTGAAGTTTGCGATGATTAAAAAATTCGCAGAGAAGGTATGGTTATATCTCTATGAATCTTTATACTCTAAAGAAACTCTTAGAAATTACTTTGATGATGAGTGGTTTGATGATGAATACATTGAATCAGAGAAGCGTAAGAAGAATGAAGTATCTTACAGCAATAAGTCAAAGTTCCAGCCTTATCGTTGTCCACGATGCGATAGACCTTGGAGGTATTATACATTGCCAAAAGGGAAAGTTCCTATGAGGGAGTTCTTAGGCAGACGTGTTCCTATGGAAAAACGTGAATGTCCAGAAGAACTTCCTTGTAAGGAGAAAAAATGAGATGTCCAGCTTGTGGCTGGTCAAATGCCTTGAAAAACTATCCAAAGATGATAGCAAGGCTACAAAAGAATTTAGATGATATTACATTAGAGCGTTTAAACGACCTCTTCATATCAGCGTTAGATGACCTAACAGCCTATACTTTACTTAAAGCTTGTCAAGACATTGACGACGAAGTAATCAAACATTGTATAACAATTTGGGAACGCAAAGACTTAGCTGGAAAAGGCTATGATGTATATTATTTTATAGGTATATTAAGAAATGAGAATAAGAAGTATGAGAACAAATTAATTATAGAGCGTAAGAGATTAGATAGCTTACCACCAGATTTAAAGGAGGATTAGATGGATGCTTTTGATAAAAATATAGATGTGTCAAAGATGTATAGTGGCGTGTCTGAAAAACAAGTATTAGGATGTATACTTAAAAACCCAGAAAAAATGCAAGAAGCATTAAACTTTATTAACACTAGTAAAGTGTTTTATATGGATGACCACCAACACATTTGGGGTGCTATGTATTATCTACACCAATCTAATAAAGATATTGACTTAGCTACTGTTTCTAATTTTTTAGGAGAAAAAGGACATAAATTAACTTACTATGTATCTGGTCTTGTTAATGACATAGTTACAGAAGCAAACTTTAAAACACATTCAAAAACAATTTATGATTTATTTGTAAGAAGACAACTATGGAAGCGTATCGTTGGATTTAAAGACAGGATAGAAAAAGATACATCATATAAAGATGTAGCATCTGATGTTGATTATCTAGGTAAAATATCAGAGAAATTTAGCGATATGATTAAAATGGAACACCAGTCTATGGAAGGTCTAGATGATGAGCTTATTGAAGCTATCTTCGCTAAAAAGAACTTAGTACAGACTGGTATTTCATCTATTGATAAAGCTATTGTTGGTATGACCAAAGGTGAAATATCTATCATTGCTGGTAGACCTGGAAATGGTAAAAGTACACTAGCTCTGAATGTGACCAAAAATATGATACTTGATGGTAAAAAGGTTATGTTTATTAGTAGAGAGATGCCAAGAGTAGAGATTGTTAAAAAGTTTTTAGCAATGCATACATCAGTACCAAATAAACAAATGCGTAACAATGCATCAAACCACAGAGAAGAAATAGAAAAAGGTTTAGACTTTATAAGAAAGTATTACAAATCGCTTCATTTATTTGATAATTTAAGAGGTCTAGATGAAGGCATTCAAGAAGCCAAAAAGATAAGACCTGATGTAATCATTGATGACCACATAGGTTTTATTGAATTTTCACAGCGTGATAATAGAGATGTAAGACATCGTATCGCCGAAGTGACTAGAAGATATAAGTGGCTTGCAAAAGAACTTGATTGTTCTGTTATATTAGTCTCTCAACTAAATCGTAACATCGAGCATCGTGTAGATAAGATTCCAAGGCTCAGCGACCTTGCTGAGTCTGGTAATCTTGAGCAAGATGCAGAAATCGTAATCTTTAACTATTACCCATACGTATATGAATACGAGCAAGCTGAACATGGAGAGTTTGGTCAACAGATTATTATAGCCAAAAACAGATATGGAACAACTTGTAAGTTTGATGTGGGTTATCACGGTGATAGTGCATCAATACTAGACACACCTGAACAAGCCAAGCAAAAATTTAGAGACCGTTTAAACGAGCTCTACTCCGATTAAGTCTAACAATATCAATACTTAAAGAAATTTCTTGACATTTGTTTTAGAGATTCATAACGTTGTATGTTATATTCACACTAAAACAGGAGGTTGATATGAAAATCAAGTTCAAAAAATCACACGGTGGTAGAGAAAAATACTTCTCTGTCAAATATAAAAAAGACTTAGTAGGAGATTGTACTATTCGTGCAATAGCACATGGAACAGGTCTTGATTATATGAAAGTATATACTGACTTATTTGAGTTAGCTTTAAAAAATGGATGTATGCCTAATAGTGAAAGAAATTTTGAAGAATATTTGTTTTCACTAGGATGGAAGAAAAATAGTCCAATGAAAAATGGTCATGGTAAAATACTAAGAATGAGAAACTATAAATCAACAGGCACTTATATAATTAGATGTAGTAGACATTTAACTTGCATTAAAGATGGAGTGCTTTACGATACTGGAGATTGGAGAGCTTGGTGTGCTCAATCTTATTACACAAAAGCATAAAATACGCTAAAACCAACGAAAAGCCCCTCTTTTTGAGGGGTTTTTTGTATAAAATCAGAATTAGGCATTTAATGATACCCTCACAAAACGTTCGTTATTTAGGCGATAGTTATATCAAAGAATTTATTTTACGAGCTTCTAGGGGCATTCTCGCAAGCTTTTTTTAAGGGCGATACTTATTTTTGTAGCGTCTGACCTCTCTGCGATACTGAATAGAGTTTTTTCTATGAATCTTCTCAAGCTCTTTTAAACTTGCTTTATCTTCATCATTTAATCTTCTTACAAAGTCATCATAAAGTGATATAACCTTATCTTTATCACTTGTAGTCAGTCTTGACTTAACAGGTTGTGAGTAATAATCAATATATCTTTCTGCTCTTTTGTATGCTTTGTTGTAAGCCTGTTGTTTTGTGTACACTCCAGGGTTGTTTATTTCATACTGATGTTGAAGATATGCTACGGTAGCATAGAAATCTTTTACTTTTTTATCCATAGGTCTATTTGCATAAACATTAGCTTGTAATTGTCTATACATTAAACTTTGTTCTTCTGATTGTGAAAAGTCTTTATTGAAGCCACTTAGCTCTCTAATATCATTGTCATAGCTTCTTACTTGAGTTCTAATGTTTAATACTTCTTGATATGCTTTTTTAGGCTGTATGATTCCAGGAATAGTAAACTGTTCGCTATTGCTCTCAATGGACTTTACTATATCGTTGACTAAAGGAACAGATGTTACAAGGTCTCTTGTTCCCTGTTTTATCAGTGCGTTTCTTTCTCCATCAGTATCAGATAAGAAAGCTCCTTTGGTAACTTTAGATACAGCTCCATATAAACCTGTACCAAACTGAATAACAGCTGGTGTATATGCTTGTGAAAACTCTCTATTTAATTGACCTAATGTAGAAAAGATTCCTAACCCTTCTCCATCAACAAAGTAAGACCAAAACTTATCTCCTGCATCTCTAAACTTTTCTGGCTCTGTGTTAAATGCTTTATAATAAAGAGTTTGTAGTGCAGCACCAGCACCAACAGTAGCTGATACATATCTCATCATAGGTGCTACATCTCCACGTAATGCTGGAACATAAGCGTTTTTATATACATTTTCTGTTACACGATATGCAATACGATAAAAAAGTGTTAATGGTTTTACATAAGGCTTACTCATCCATCTTGGCATAAATACTGGGTCAGCTAAACCTTGTGTAGTAGAGTGCGACATAAATAAAATTTTTCTTTGTTGTTGTTTACTGAATGAACCTGCTTTTATAGCTTCGTTAATACCGTCTAGGTTCAAAGTGTTTCTTAACAATCTTTGTGCTTCTGTTTTTGTCATCTTATTAAAGAAGCCTGGACTTTCACCTCTTAATACTTTTAATGCGTCTTCTGCTGCCTTCATTCCTGTAATAACAGAAACTCTTCTGTTAGTTTGCTCTGCTATCCTCATTCCTGTGGTAAGACCTCTTTGTATTTTACCAGTTAATCCTTGTTTTTGTATAACTGTTTCTAATGCCTTCTCAGATACTTGTAATGCATTAATACTTTGAGCCGTTCCAAAAGAATTTTTCCAAGCATTAGCATCAAAAGCAAAATTAAAATATGTTCTCAATACAGGAGTTAATCCAAATGTACTTACAAGCTGAACGTTACCAAGCAGTGCATTCTTAATAGCAGACCTTGGACTACTTAAACCAGTAGCTGCTGTCCAAGATGTCATGGAAGAGTACCATTGAGCAACTGCTTCATCTACATTGTCACCACCTAGTATTACTTTAAAATCAGAGTTAATCATTTCTTGTAATCTATCTCTGTCTTTTTTATTTCCAACTTGTTTTAGTATGCCGTTTAAACGCTCTTCAAACATCTTATTAAATTCTCTTACATTCTTTGTATTGTCAAAATCAAAAATACCCCTGTTTCCAAAATATTTAGAGAATGCAGCTAAATTAGAAACTCTGGATGCATACCTATCCATATTTGCAGCATAATTCATGTCATATACTTTTACAACTTCACCTATCTCTATATCATTTATTTTATCACCTTTGACGTAATTAAAATTATCTACATCTTTTATTACTCTGCCTTTCTTGTCTAAATAAAAAAACGGAGGTAAATCTGCAGTACGTGCAAACTGTTGACCATAAATACCGTATTTAGCGTTGTTTGGTTGAGCAATACTAAACAGTTCATCTGCAATTTTTTCTTGTTCGCTTTTTGGAAGAGAAGCAAATTCGCCTTTACCTTTAAACCTAGAGTCTCTTTTAATAATTTCTTTAACAATAAAATCTCTAGAATCGTCAGATGTCCTTGCAAAAAACTCTGCTGCATCTTCTGTAATCTGTCTACTGACAAAATTTTCTACAACAGATATTGGTCTTCTTTGTAAGGTTCTTGTTTTTTTATCATAATAAAACTCTTCTACTCCTAATCTTTTTAAGTACTTCACTATATTTGTTGAGTACTTTTTGTGCTCTCCAACTGCATAATTTATAGCTTTTTTCATGTGTGCTCTATTTTTATAATTTTTTCTTAAGGATGCTAAGTCTTCTCTTTTCTCTATATATAGTCCTAAATCAGTATCAATCTCTTCTATTTCTTTTTTAGTAAGACCAAGTTGAGAATACTTGTCTTTTTGCCTATCTCTCATAAGTTGATAATCACCTTCAAGAGTATTTTTAGTAATAGTATAGTCTTCTAGATTGTCTGCTAATTTTTTTAACAATGGATTATTTAAAGTTTTGGCAAAGTTTCTATATTTTGTAATAATAGGAAGTGCTACATTATTTAATAAATATTCATTTTTACCTAAAACTTCTGGTATATCACCTAATGCGTTATAGTCACCTTTTCTAAATTTTTTACCAAAGAAGTCTTCTTTACCAGATAAAAGATTTGCATAATTATCTAATTGCTTACTAGACATCTTCTTCATGCTGTCTACACCAAACAGTTGTTCTTTCAAAGATTTAGCTCCTAAGTTTTTAAATGGGTCATCAGAGTCTGCTAAACCTTTTTCTATTTCCATGTTTTTAATTTGAAATATTTTATCTTTTCTTGCAGCAGTTGTTCTATATGTTTTAAAAAATCTACTTAACGAATTGTCTAACACTGAATTAACTTCTCCTGATATAAACTTAGATGACAATCCACGAATACCTTTTCCTGTATAATCAAACTCTCCTTTTGTCATTTCATAGTTATTTCTAAAAGATGTTTCTCTTCCGTTCTGTAGTTCAACAGTGCTATAAAATCCATGCTCTGTTTTACCGTCTTTTTTAAATCTAGCTGTTTTTCCAACCTGTGTTTTAAATTTGTTTTTAGCTGTTATGGCTTCCATACTTCCATCAGCATTTCTTAAAAGCTTTATATATCCGTCATTCATAGCTACTTCACTTTGACCAAATATCTTCATCAAATCTATAGCATCTGATTTCTTAAGATTTTTAACAACAAAACTGTTTTCTCCTCCTCCATTCCAATTACCTCTAACTGATAAAATATCATCTCTTTTATATCCTCTTCTTAATAATTCCCTAATAAGAAAGTCATTACCATCACTAAACATAAGTTCGCTAGCTTTGGTATCTCCACCTAATCCTCTAAAATTGGTGTATGCTGGACCATCAGCAGTAAGAATACCGTATTTCTGTGTGTTTAAAAAGTGCTTAAGTTCTTTTTCGTTTTTAAAAAAAGAAAATTGACTGTCATCATCTGCAGATTTAAAGTTGTTTTTAATTGCTTCTATTTCTTTATAGTCTTGTCTTTTGTGGCTTTTAAAAAACTCACCTGCATCCACATTTTCTTTTCGTTGTAATATTTTGTTATTATCTGCAGCGTCTACCACATCATAATCAACATATACTTTTTGTTTATTTCCTTCGCCTTCAGACTTAACTCTTTGTATGACAACATCTTTATCATCGTCTATATTTTTTAGTACCATACCCTGGAAGTCATCATTAACTTGTTTGACCCCTCTATTTACTGCTATACGTATAGACATATCAGTAACTTCAGATATAATTTTTTCGTCTTGTACTCCTATTCTTCTTAGTCCTCTTTGTACATCATCTACTGCTTCGCTTACAACACCACCTCTCATTAAAGAACCCATTGCAGCTGAAACTGCACCTACAGTCACTCTATCCATGAAAGAACCGTTTTCTTGTCCTTCGTGTTGTGGCAAAGCTGTAGTAAATCCTGAAGCAAAATATAGAGAACCTCTATTTACAAAATCTGGAGTTTTTTCTGAGCCTAATGTACCAATCTTAGGAAATAGATTTTTTGAAAATGAATATGCTCTACCTGCACCAAATAAACCACCTGCTAATAAATCTTGTGTACCAAAAGACAATCTATCTTTTATGGTTACTTCTCTACCTAGAGTGTCTTCGTTTATAAATTTTTGACCTATAGCTGCATTTATCATACCTTCTCTTGCCATTTCAGTCGTTAGAACCATTTTTCTTGCTTTGTTTACATCGTCTGCAGCAAGCCTCATAAATTTATCTAAATACATTTTTTGTGTAGTATTTGATTTTATCGCACTACCAAGACCTAAAAATTTAGAGTTAGGTATACCAACCCCACCTTTTTCTAATGCACTTGTTTGTTTTTTAATCATATTGGCTTTAGATAATTTGCCTGCTGAATATGCTTTTTTAGCGTCATTATAGCTTTTTGCTGCTTTTGCTAAGTTTGCTGATTTAGCTGAGAATAAAGTGACACCACCAATCCCAAATGTCACTGCACTTAAGGCTGCTGATTGTAATAGCATAGAAGAGGTTATACCAGCAAGCTTTGCAAATCCACCTGCTTTTGTAGCATAGACATCAGCATCGTCTTTCATATCCACATAACCAAAAGACATATCTTCAGTAAACCCATCAGCAAAAGCTTCAAATATGCCTACTGATTCTCTTAATTGTGGCTGTTCTGGTGATTTAAATTGAGCTTTAGACCAATCAAGCTGTGTTGTATCAGATTGTTCTTCTGTTTTAAAAGTAGCTTTAGACCAGTCTATTGTTTGGTCATTACCGTTAGGCATTAATTAACCTCCGTAGATTGCTGGCTTTCCAGATATTCTATTGTATTGTTCATCAGTTAAGGTCGTTCTTTCTCCAGTTACATTACCAAAATCATCTAACATTTGATATTCGTAGCTTCCTGATGAACCAAATACCATATAATCTTGTCCATCTACATCTACTATTTGACCTTGCTGTGTTAAAACATCTGGTGCATCTAAACCTAAGGCTTGAGAAGTTTGACCCATGATTCCTCTCAAAAATTGTTCTGAACCAGGAATGCCAAGCTCTACGGCTTCATTACCATACTTCATAGCAAGATTTAAGTCATCAATTTTATATGTTTTCTTGTTTTCTTTCATAGGTATCATATCTAAAACTATTTTAGCTTGCTCTATAGACGTTGCAGATTTTAACATATCTTTATATCTTTTTTGTTCTTCTTCAGGTACAGAATCTTCAAAAGTTATTGTATCTGAAATATTAGAAACAAACTCTTGTGCTCCTAGTCCTGTTTGATATTTAATTTTGTTTTGAATGCTAGGTACGAATTTTTTTAAGTTTGCACTTCCTGAAGCTTCTATTTCAAGCTCTCTTAGTAAAGCTAAATTTTCTTTAGAATCTCTGTCTCCAATGCCATCTTGATAATTTTTAATTTTTAAATTAAATGATGCCTGAGTTGACTTACCTTTTTTTATAGATTCTATATTAGCTTTTTTATAGGCAGCACCATCATCTGTAGTTGGTTCATAATTTTCAAAAGCCGTTAACCTTTCATCAAGGTCTACTATTCCAGCAAAAGCTCCACCTAAAGCTAAATCATTCTGTGTTTTTCTAGTATTTTCACTAAAAGTTAATTGTCTTTCTTTAAATTCATCATCTTTTGCGAATCTAGCTAACCTGTCTTCTCTTTCTTGCCTAGCTTGTTCTTGCTGTACAAGTATTCCAGGTACTTGATTTAACATATCACCAAGCGTATCTTGTCTTGATGCCATTGCTGCTGCATCTAAAATGCTGTCTACATAACTTCTAGCCATATCTTCTGTCCTCGTATTGGTCTTGCTCTTCCATTTCTGATGGGTCAAACGGTTGCATTGTTCTGTTGTCTTGGTTGAATAAACCAGCTAATTCTGCAAGTCTTAATGCATCACTTCTTCTTTGTGCCTCTAAACCTGCTACATATCTTCTTTCTGCTCCTACTCTGTCTACAATATCTTCTTCAATATCATATAAGCCTCTACCAAAAGCAGACGCAGCTCTTTCACCTCTTACAGATGCTGCCTCACTTATTTCTCCCATAAAATCTCTACCTGTAACAAATCCTCTTCTACCTTGCATACCTCTTGCTTCTCTTTGACCTTGAAACAAACTAGATTGTAAACCTGTATATGTTTCTCCTAATTGGTCAGAAAGTCTTCCCTGTCTTTCTTGTCTAAACTGTTGATAAATGTCAGCGTTAGGGTCTGTTAGTTGATATAACTCTTCTGGTATTTCACCTAAAAATTGTGAATATTGACCAAACTGGTCTTGTGTAACACCTAAAGGTTTGTACATAGATTCTAAGAAATCCATACTAGATTGTGGTGTAAACATTCCGTTTGCCATTATCTCATTCCTCCCATTGGTCCTACCATAAACTGAAACATATTGTTTCTTTTAGGGTTACCAAATAAATTATTTACTTTCATTGTATCGTCATCAAGAAGTTCTTCATATTCTTCTGTTAATTGTCCTGTTGCAAGGTTTTTAATTAAACCATCTGTATCTCTAAAATCAAGAAATCTTTGGTTTCCAGAAGAAATTCCAGTAGGAGAAGTCCCCTCTATCAGTCCTCTTAAGCTGCCTTGTGGAGCTACAGGTTTTGGTAAAGCTGCAGTTTGTATGCTTTGACCACTTACATTAGATGCACCAAATAAAGACTCTGATAACACATCACTACTTACTCTTGGTGTTATATCTGGTCTAAGCTTTGATAATGCACTCATTTGCTCTTCTCTAGTACCCTGAACTCCTCTAGGGAGTTGCTCTAAAAAAGAATCAAAATAAGTTCCTGTTTCTGGGTCTATTGTAAGACCTTCCATTCCTGTGAAAAGTTTTTCTAACTCTCCTGGCTTATCAACAATTTTTTGATTAGATGCAAACCTTAATATTAATTCTGATGGGTCTTGAAATCCTGATACAAATTTATCTGCAGTTCCTTCTGATAACCCTCTAAGAACTGACATCCTGTCTTTCCCTATTCCACCTGCTGAACTTCTTAGTATGTCTACTAAATAATCTTTTTTCGATATTTTTCCTGTTTCTAGCAAGTCATCAAGAGAAACATCTAGGTCTCCAATCTTGGCTTCTCCTAACTTGCCAAGACCTCTTCCAATTAAAAAATCAGTAAGTACATTCTTACCAATGTTCTTTCTTTGTTCTTTTGTTAAATCTTTCATTGCTTCTTCAAGGTCATCTGCACGCTGTTTAAACGCTTCCCTTTCTCTGCCATAAAAGATACCACCAGGCACTAAACTGTCAGGAACATCTACACCATATTTTTTAAATCCACCTGCTGCTGCTGTACCTGCTAGTCCACCTAATGCTGTACCTAACGCTGCTTTACCAGCTGGTCCACCAAGTACAAAG